TCCTTTGACTTTTCTAAGTTAATTTTTTGAATAGATATTGCACCCATATTAGATACAACTTGATTAATTTTGCCTTGATTTTCTTGTAAAGATTTTAATTCTTTTTCCTCTAGTTTGCTCATTATTATTTATTTAATTATTAATTTTTAACTCCACATAGGGTATAAATATTCATCTATTGGGTTTTTTTTGTCATCAATCATTTGATCTAAATTTTCTTGCATATTTGGTATATTAATACTCGGAGATGCTTCTAACCAACCCACAACATCTTCTTTTGTTAAATCAGCATAGGGGATAAATGGATCACCCTCAATATATTCAACTTCTATTGCACCAGTGATTGATGCTACTAATGTTGAATCATCATTATCAGTTGCTAAATATGTATAGCTTATTCTAAAAATTACATTTTCTAAATCATATTGATTGATTTTTGCAGTCATTTGGTTTATATTCCAAGTGTATGTATTTGCCATAATATTAATTTTTTACAAATTTAAACATTTATTTTAACAATTACCAACAGCTAATATTGATCCATTGTTACCAACTTGCATCCATTTGCCACTAGCGGTTGGAAAATTACCAGTTTCATATATAGCATAATATCCAGCAGCAGCAACTTGTGTTCCACTAATAGTAGTGTATGCAGTATATTGACCACCACCAGCATCAGGCACTAGATTTTCTGTATCAGTATGAAAATAAGGTGCTGGCGATGGTATTGCGGCAACACAAGCACTAGAGCTATTTTGTGTACTGTAAACATAATTAAATGCTGTTCTAGTTACAGTTTGATTATATTCGCTAAACTCCTCAAATTCTAATGGGTTTTCACCATCTGGGCGGTTTTCTATTGGATTTAATGTGTTAACTGCCAAATATGAATTACCAGAGCCACTTGAATCACCACCAGTTATTCTTTGTAAATCTGACATATATATTGGACCAGTTACACTAAAAGTGCCATCATATCCATAACCTAATCGTTCTCTTGCTGTTTTAAGCATTGTAATTTCATCTTGTGATATATCAGGACAAGCCATAATTTATTTTTTTAGTTCTTTAATTTCTTGTTTTAAACTATCAACCTCTGCTTTAAGTTCTTTAATAGCTTCTATAAACACTCCAGCCATTTTACCATAATCTACACCTAACAAATCTTTTTCATCATCATAACTAACAACCTCTGGCAATACTTCTTTTACCTCTTGTGCTATAACACCAATTTTATCTGACTTATCATCAATATCAGTTCTATTATAACTTACACCTCTTAATTTAGACACCTTCTTTAAGGCATTGTCAATAGTTTTTATATTTGTTTTTACTTTTTTATCTGAAAATGCAATTACATCACCACTTGCAGTAACCGAACCAGTAACTGTAATTCCAGATGTTTTAACCTTCATAATATTTGCTGTTGCAGAAGGGTGAAAACATATATCTCCATTACTACAATAAATATTAAATGAACTAGCACCACCCCAAGCTGTATAAGTAGAACCAGCTTTAAAAAACTGTCCATTACCACTATTAGAACTCACTACTGTAGCTGTAACATTGGTGTTGCTAGTATCTCCAATTTCAAAAACACAAGTTGATAGATCATTATGAAACTTAGCAACTGTTGTGTTACTTGATGTTGCGTTTATATAACGACCTCTAAATTCATAAGTTCCAGTATCAGCTGGCTCACCCCAATAAACATTTTTACCAGTTTCGTAATTATAAACACCAGAAATAGAAGCACTACCAGAAATATGCGGGATTCTCCAATAACCGCCACTTTGTGTTGCTGAATCAACTTTATAAGGGTAATTTGTTACGTTAGTATGATCACCACTAGCTGTTCCAGTTGCTGGTGAGAAAAATGTAGTACCATTATTAGTTATATATGATTTTACACTTAAACCAGTATCAGAACCAGCAGTTGTGCCAGTTCCACAATTAAATTCAATTTTACCATCATCTAAAGCAATAATAACTCCTTTTTTACCACCATATTTATTAACCCAACCTGATGATGTGTATTGAGTGTTTCCAGCAATATAAGAATTGAAATTATTTCTAAACAAAACACCAAAAGCACCAGCACTAAACATTTCATATCCTGTGCCAACCGCTTGTGAAGCACTTGCTCCAAGCTCTAATAGGTGGTTTGGTGAATCATTCCCAATACCCACTCGACCACTTAACAAAATAGTCATTACCTCATTGTTTGTACTATTCCAAATTCTATATCTATCAGCATTAGTTGTTAAATATGTGAGCCATTTAGTTGTGCCATTTGACAACCCTAAAGATGCATAGTTTCCTACAATAGAAATACCATTTGTGCCAGACATAAAGGCATCTGGATCGTTAGTACCAACCCCTAAATTTCCAACAGCCGAAAAAGCACCTAAATCTTGATTGTTATTCCTGAAATTAATTTTTTTACCTGATGCTGCATTTAAATATGTTGTGCCACCAGAATCTTGTAATAAAGCATAACCACCACCACTGTTTATATCAATATGAGAAAAACCAGCATGATCAGCATGTCCCATATAACCAATATGTGCTTTTCCAAACTCATAGTTTTTATCTTGATCAACACTAGCTTGAAAATCACCATTTGCATCAATAATTAATCTAGTTAAGTTAGCAGTTTGAAAATTCATATAATCTCCAGCACTACCATAAATATTTATTGAGTTTCTATTATTTTGAACTCCAGATGCATTTAATCTAAGCCAACCACTTGCTCCAGCACCATTAAGATAAACACCATTACTAGCTGAGTAATAAGATAAAGCACCATCTGTTGCATATAAAGTTGATGTACCAGCGGTCATGTTAATACCTCTAACAAGATTTACTTCTCCAGCAAAAGTAGCGGCAGTTGATGTAATTCTTAATCTTTCAACATCAGCACTATTAGCAAACATAAAATCTGCTTGTACTGGTGATGCTTGTTTTGCTCTAAGTATCATTCCCCAGTTAGAATCAGAATATATAGCACCAGCCGCATAAGTTCCACTAGTGCCTATAATAATACTTTTATTAAAACTAGCACCACTTGAATTTATTGTTAAATAAGTAGTTCCACTTGATCCGCTTCTTATTTCATGCGAATTAGCATCATAATAATTAGCAGAGCCACCATTATAACCAACTCTAAAACCAGCATAAATATTATTTGATGTGTCTCTTGCCTCAACTTTAAATTTAGAATCAACACTACCAGTACCAACTCTAACACCAGTATCAGTAGTTATTCTCATTATTTCGGTTCTTGTAGTTGCACTAGCACCACCATAAAACACATGGCTATCTGATTCTAAATAAGTTGTATAAATAAATGTAGAATCTTCAACACCAAAACCATAAAATTGGTAATCATTATCGGCACCCTCGTATAAAACTATTTTTCTGGTTTGAACATCATTTGTGAATTGCAAATCACCATTAGCAGATACATCTCCGATACCAACACCACCACCGCCACCAATTCTCATTCTGACATTATTAGTACCTTGATCAGCACCAGTTGCAGTATGAAAAACTATATCAGCGGCATCATTAGGATAAGTTGTTTGTATATGGAAAGTACCTACACTATTATCATAATACATCTGTGCGCCCTCGCCAGTTATAGCTCCACTAGATTTTAATGTAATTACTGGATCATTTGCGTTTGTTGATGTTTCTAAAGTTATTGATGGTATTGATTGAGTAATATGCAAACTAGATAGTGGAGTTGTTTGACCAATTCCTATTGCTCTTTGAAAATAGTTTGTCCCACCTTCAACAAAAGCCGCATCAATATTGCTCCAAGGTCCAAAAGTAACCCCAGCATATCCATCTAAATTAATTGCTCCAGTTGAATGTCCATATATAGTGCCACTTTGCCAACCGCTACCAAACGCATGAATAGTATTTTGATTTGAACCAGCATGCAAAAATCTAATTCTACCATAATCATCATTTCCATTACCGCTTTCTATACTTATACCTTGATTTGCTAGTGTGTTACTACCTACAAATAAGTTTTTTTCAAATCTAGCGTCTAAAGTAGTATAAAATGAAGCTACTATGTTTGCCGCTCCAGTTCCCCCAGCATATATATAAACATTATCAGTACCAGATTTTAAAAACAATGGTTCGCTATTAGCATAAACCCACGACCCATTCCAATCAACTGAACCATAATTTGATGCTGACCCTAATACTAAAGTGGATGATGAACTTGTACCAACTCTTAATTCTGCAAAAGCTGATGTCCCAGTATTTGAATTGTAAAAAGTATGCTGAAAACCACCATTTGTATTTGCTGTTGCTGTTATTAAACCACCATTAAAATTACCAGTTACGTTTCCAGTCAAAGGACCAGAAAAACTTGATGCAGTTACAGCACCAACAAATGTACCATTTCCGCTACTATCAATGGTTAATTGTGCCGCACTAGATGCTGTATTTCTAAAATTATGTGTATCTGAACTATAATAATTTTCTCCATTAGTATAAGGAAACCAGTTGTCATAACCAGCACCCCTAGATATAATATTACCGCCACCAGTTCCAGCATTAACCTCTAATCCAGTTGCGTTTGCATTTATTGCAGTTCCAATAGTTAACATGGCACCTGGTGCTGAATTATTAATACCAACTTTATCAGCCGAAACATCAACAAACAAAGTATCTGTATCAACTATTAAATCACCAACAACATAAGCGTTATTTAAAAACTTAGATTCACCACTAATAAATAACTGACTAGCTGTTGAATCATATTTTATACTGGGTGATCCAGCACCTGAGCCAAATATTAATGGCACATTATCGTTTAACTGAGTTGTTACAGTTATAACATTTCTGTTAATATTGCCATCTATTCTAAAGTATTCTGTAATATCCCCAATTCCATTATCTGACTTAAATATTATCTTTTTATCGTTGCTGTTATTTTGAATAATAAGCTCACCATTAATATTATCAATATAGCCATCTGTGCCATCATGATATATTTCTAAGTCGCTATCAGTACCAAAATTAGCTTTTACATCATCATTTAATATTAAATCACCAGTCATTGTATCACCAGCTTTTAATACATTTAAACTTGCTGCTCCTGTTACACTACCTGTTAAATCACCTGTTACATCTCCTGTTAAATCACCTGTTACATCTCCTGTAATATCACCTGTAAGATTACCCGTTATAGTGCTACTAACTTCTAGTGTGCCAGTAATATCAACACCTCCTAGAACTGTTTCTAATACAACACCATTTGAATCGTATAATTTAGCAACACCACCAGCAACATATAATCCTTGATTTTGTTCACCAGCATTACCTGTAACACCCCATACTTGTAAATCACTATCAACAGTGATTCTCATTCCTTTACCAGTACCACCAGAATCTGAATGTTGTATATGTGGTCCATAACCAGATGTAGCTCCAGAACCAAAATATAAAAACTCGTTAACTCTTAAATCTTCAACTTCTGCATCATCAAAAACAGCACCTTCAAACTCAACATTACCAGCAAACTTTGTTTTATTTAAAGCATTTCCACTAGCAGTATAAGCAGTTCCTCCAGTTGCAGTTCCATCTGTGTAAGCTGTTGTAAATGTAACTTTTGCTGATCTTTTACTTGTTATATTACACTCTACAATTAAATCTCTATTATCATCATTTGACCTAGCTTGTAGCTCGTAATTATGTGCTGATGTTTTATAAACTCTAATTAAATTAGCATCTTGTCCATATACTAAAGCATCATCATAAAATGGTCCAGCATCAGATTCATCACCTCTAAAAGCAATACTATAATAAATTGTATTCAAACTAGCATTATCACCCCAATATGTATTTGGTTGTAATACTTTAACTTCTATTTGTACACCATTTTTGAAACCAACATTATTAAGAACAACATCAGCAACTTTTTTCCATGTACTACCAGTAGAACCACTATTAGATTCAATCCATCTAAAATTAGTTCCAATACCATCTACATTAAAAGCACTATTATCTAATTCAGTTCCTTCTCCACCTTGATATGCTATTGTATTTAAATAGGCATTACCAGTAACATCTCCTGTTACGTTACCTGTTAAATTGCCAGTTACGTTACCTGTTAATGGTCCACTAAATCCAGTTGCAGTTACACTACCACCAAAAGTACCACCATTTGCTTTTGACACAAAATCTGTAGGTAATGTTTGATCGCCAGTATTTGTTCCAGATAAATTATTAGCACTTAAATCACCACTAAAAGTTCCAGTAGTTCCACTTATAGCACTTCCAGTAATATTGCCAAATGTTACATTACTATCAGTAGCAACAGCTTGACCAATAGCAATTTCTCCATCTGTAATTGTTACACCAGTTCCTTCTGTAAAACTAGCTCTAGCTCTAGTTGTTGTAAAATATAAATTAGTTGATCCCTCACTTAAATCATCTGTGTCTTTACTGCTTAAATCAAGATTTGCACCAGTTTGTAAATTAACCCTCGCATCTGCTCTTGCATTAGTATAGTATAAATTTGTACCCTCTGCTAAATTAGTTGTTGTATGATTAGATAATGAACTAACAGTACCAGTTACATTACCTTCTAAATTAGCTACAAGAGTTCCAACAGTATATCCTGTACCTCCAGTATTAACTATAGTAGTAGGTTCAGTAGAAGTGCCTATAAATAGTTTAAACTTGTTATCGTCAGCATCGTTAAACAAACCTTTGTATTTAGTTACAGCAGATTCAACATACTGTCCAAAATAACCTATATCTAAACTGTTGCCAGCATTATTTCTTGCTAGTTTTATTAATGGGTCCTCAGTAGCTAAATCCTCTACATCTAAATATGTAAGAGTACCACTAACTGTAAGATTACCACTTACTATTAAATTGCCACCTATCTTAGCATCAGAATTAACATGAAGATCATATCCTATAGTTGGAGTTACACCAATTCCTATTTGTGTAGTAGATACAAAGAAAGGTGAATTATTACCAAAACCATCAGTTAATTGCTTAGCACCAATAGTTATATTTCCATTATCGCTAAACTTAACGAGTGATTCGTAAGTATCTTTTATTTTAGTATTCGAAAGTGATGCCATTATTCAAAACAAGTTGGTTGTGAATCGATATGTAATGTACTTTCGTTTGCTGTATCTCCAAAATTAGTGCTACAGTATATCTTTGCCCAATCTATTGTGTTTGCCATTCTCTTTCTTTTTTAAATACGTTAATAATTTTGTTACGTTAACCTTTTTAGGTTTGTAGTTCTTCTTTATATTACCCATCCATGAAACCCTGTATCTTTATCTGGGTAAATATCTTGATTAGAATTACTATAATACTCATTGAATTTAGCAGGTGCATTAAAGCTCATATAATCTATAAACCTTTGTGCATAGTATTCTGCAAAATCTCTCTCCTTTTGAATTAAGAAATCTATCTCTTCTTTGCTCGCATTAGAGCTGTTTTCTGAGTTGTGCTTATACACCCCTCCATTTGATATAGAATAGGCAGCAAATGGCAAGTATTCTACCATAGCGAAGTGAATAAGCATTGGTTGTATGTAGTCATTTACTAAAGATAAGTAATCTCCAGTTAATGTACCAGCTAATATATCAGCACTTATTTTGTCATATAAATCTGTACCTAAGTAATTTTGTATATGTATTTCTTGTGCTAGATCAATAAACTGTATAAATTTATCTGTATCTACATTTGAATTTAGTGCAGTGTTTTTTACTAAATCTGATCGTTTTATAAAGAGTGCTTTTGCCATTATTCTTCTGTATTAATTTGTTCTTCTTCTATAACTTCACCTTCTCCTTTTTTTATACCAGTTTCTTTTTCTACTTCAGCATCTGTAATTGCATTAGTAAGATCAGTAAATTCTAAAGGTTGTAATGTTTTAAAATATATATCTAATTCAATTCCGTTATACATTAATACCTTTTCTAATTCATCTAGTATTGTCACTTGCATTGGTCGTATAACTGTGTTATCCATAAGTAATGAAGCTGTTTGTAATTCTTCAGCATTGTTTCCTAATCCAGTATTGTCTTTTATACCTACTAGCATAGGAGATACAATTCTGTGTGATACCATTACTTTTCTCATGGATTCATCACTAAGAAATTTATACTGCTCATGTGCATCACTTAGTATAACTGGCTCGATACTTGCAGAGAGCTCTTTGCTGTCATTAAATGCCAATATAAATCTACCAGCATTAGAAGAACCACTAAACTTTTCTTGTATGTTTTGTTCAATCAAAGATCGTTGCTCTTCTGTAGGAACACCATTATTAAAGTTTATAAGCATACTTGGAGCCAAGCCATTTTGTATATTATTTATATGATAGTTCGCTATCTCTTCTTCTAATTCTGCATATTGTAAACCACCTTGATAATCTACAGGAGAATAGTAATAAAATCCAGCTCTATAAGGTTTAATGTATAATATCTCTAATCCTGATTTGCTAGTTCCAAATGCAGGTATTCTTTTAGGTTGTGTTTTGTATGTAACTTCTGACCAATCTTTAGCATAGTAATAACCTTGTATTTCTCCTTTGCTGTTTGCTTTTTCTGCTCTTAACGTCTCTACAGGCATGTGCTCTACTTGTACAATCTTTTTTCTATCCTTAGAATAGATTATTTGAATTGCAGCTTGTCCCATCATTTTATAATCATAACAAACTTTTTTCATGCAAGATTTAGTAAACAGCTCTTTCATCTCTTCATAATCTTTACCTTTAGCGTCTTCTTCAACAGCATCTAATCCTTTGCCGTATATCATTTCTGCAATACCATTAATAGCAGCATTGTTTGTGGCACTACCGTTATATCTGTCAATAAGATAATCAAAGTAATTGTTGTCCTCTCCATACTCTACCCAATCTCTATTATACTGTTCTACAATTTCTGGTCGTGTATAAGATGACATATTTACTATATGTATCTTACCTTTTTCTGCTTTTGGCAATGGTTTGTTATTGTATCTTCTTTTTGCCATTTTATTTACTTTTTTCATATTATTACAAAATCGTTATCGTATGTGTTTTCTGTAGTGTATTCTCCAGAATGTACATCAAAGGTATTAAAATTAGTTTGATCTGTACAAAAAATAGAACCTCTATATATTATCGTAGAGCCGTTTTTTATTGCAAACGAATAGAATCTACCCTCTGTCATTAAATTGTTTGACTGTGCGTCTACAAATGCTCCTGTAACGGTCATATAACCATTAGAGTTAGTAACAGATACTGTAATAGCAGTAGTTTTTCTTGTAGATTTGTCAGTAAGCTCAAAAGTAACAGAACTTTCTGCACTTCTAGGTATAACCTTAAAGCTTTGACTACTTGTTGATGTTGTTAGTATTACCATATTATAAGTAACAACAAAAGCTTAATTTGTTTTCACAAAAAAAGGGACACCGAAGCATCCCTTAATTTAACCTAATTAAATTTAGTTATTATGAATTAGTACCTGGTGTTACAGTTACAGTTGCACTAGTCATTCCAGCGTAAGGATCAATAGATGTAGGTGATGCTACAAAATTAGCTGGTTTTACTTCCATACCAGTTAATGTAAGTGTATAACCACTTAAATCTCCCATAGCAGCTCCAGTTACTATTGTTCCACCAGAAACATCAGCTCCATGTTGTAATCCCATTACAAATATGTTTCCGTTGTAATCTTCAACAGCAACATGAGGGCGACCATAAGCTAATAATTTTAGTTCTTTATTATCTTCTTTAGATAATTTGTGTAGTGTTAAATTTAATGTTTGTTCAAAGAACGTTGTTCCATTTTCTCTTGATGAGGTAATATTTTGCTCAAAAGACGAGTTTCCTTTTACTTCATATTTGAAGGCAGTGAAAGTTCCAGAAAGATCGGTAATTTCATCGTCAGTTTCTGTAACCGTACCTAAATCTCCAAAGTCAGTAAAATAAACTGCTTTAATCCCACCAACAACATCTTTACAAGGTTCTTTTCTACCTAATGATAAATCGCAAGCCATAGTTTATTATTTTTTATAAAAAAAGGGTAAGCAGATATTTACCTACCTACCCTTGATTTTTGGTTAATTTAATTTATGAAGAATAAAGAACTATCTCTGTTCCTAATCCATATTGTACTCCAGATGTAAATCTCATAACAACTCTTACGTTTTGAGAACCA